GTCACACTGCCAACACTCAGGAAGTTCTTCATGGTAACGTTTTTAATAGTGATCATCTAAATCAAATCCTGTTGTAAATGTCAATGAGTTCTTGGTTGTCTATGGTATTACTATCAATGCTTTGAACATGACTGATCACGATTGTATCCACTGATTCAAAGTTTAATTCAGCACTATCATCAAAACTGATCTCGCCGATCTTGGTCGGTACCATGGTAATTTCTCGAGCACCCAACTCTTGGGTCAATAGTTCTTTAATGAAGTTGGTTTCTTCGAATGTTAAATCCACATCCACTGTGATACGTGCATAGGTATGTTGATCCACATACAGCATGGGGTCGCTCAGCACATCACTCAACAACAAGTTTCTATATTTCGGTGCATCTGGCCAAGCTTGAAATTGTGGTTTATCACCAGGAGTCCAAATCATCATGCCTCGATCATCGTCACCTGCATCAGAAAAGTTGTGTGGGAAGCAGTTGCCGATATACCAAATTTTGTTTTGGTTCTGACGCTTGTGAAAATGTCCACTGAACACCATCTGCTGATTAGCAAAATGATCTGTATTCAATAGTCCGTGGTCTGGCATTTCTACTTGTGCATTCATTTTAAAACGTGGAAGCTCAAAGTGACCAAACATATAAGGTGCTTTGTTTTTACCAACCTTCTTCCATTCGTCTGCAACCAACCAAGGTACAAAAGTGTAATCACCTATGGTTGTAATTTCTTCCACAGCATGAATATTAGGAAATTCTTTGATATAAGGAAGGCTATGAATTTCAAACTTGTCTCTGTAATACAAGTCATGATTTCCAACTAGGAAAAAGAAGTCATCAAAATAATCGTTCAACATGCGTAGTATGCTGACACTGTAGTTCAGTGTTGAAATATTGATTGATGCTCTGATGTGATGGAAGTCTCCCAGGAACACGCCTGTCTTACAATTATTGGCTCGAGCTTGTTCAATAAACCATTTGATAAAATTTTCACAATTGATATTGTGCTCTCGACTGTTGTTCTTTAACCCCACATGAATGTCGGTACAAGCAACAACTTTAGTCCAATCGATTTTTTTATTTTTTAGTTTTACTTCTAGTGCATTAGCCAAGACAGTATTACCTTCTAATATTACTCTTATTATAGTAATATATATCCACTAGAAGGTTCAATTTTTAAAAGGCGCTATGGTGCAGCATAAAACATGGATAATGAAAATCTGTGATGAGCAGCAATACTGGATTGCGGGCGTGTGGTATGTGGTATGCTGGCATCAAATACTATTATTCTACCAGGAGTATATTGAGATGTATATTGTATTCTATTTAGATCTTCAGAATAAAACATGGTTTCGCCATGCCAACCAGGATACCAATCTTGATTAACGTAATATAATACCACCTTGGATTCTAAATGAGTATGGGCATGATAAACATCTGACGGAACACCGAGGTTCAATACGGTTTTTGAAAGTTTTAAATTATCAATCAATGATTGAACTGGAGAGTTGTTTATATACGGCAAGATGCCCAATGCATTTACGTCATCCTCTGAATAAGATGAATATAAAAAATAATCTCTGGCTTTTCTTTCTGGTATATCGGCCTCACCCCATCCTATACGGAACATAGAATTTTGGCAAAAACTATAGATATGAGATCTTGCTATTAATGGCAAAACACCATCAAAGATATCAATCTTTTTACCATGATCCACAGTATATGAGGTTTGAGTTATCATATTATCTTTTGCTCCAAATAATTTTTAGACACATTGTTTGATTTTAATATTCATGCTAACGTAAACATTAGTGCGAAACATACAATCGTGTCAATAATTAAGAACAGATAATTAGGTATATAGCAATTACGACCAAGTTAGAAGCCAATCAAGACGAGTTTCATGATCTGGGAATACCAATGTGAAAATTTGCTCTGAGAAGTGATATTCATAGCTAACTTTGATATTAAACACCTTTTCAAACCATTTGGTGTCATCAAAACCAGACAAGGATCGATGTTCGACACAACGGTTTAGACCTATTCGGTAAGGATTATCAAATGCCCAATACGAGAAAGACTTAATTAGCTCTGAATCATGATTTGGTCTATTCTCCATATGTTAATTTAAACTCCATGTAATCTTCAGGCATAAACCATATTCTAAATCCGCTACCAAATGTTGTTGATTCACGATCTAATGGAATACTAATTGGTTCGATTATCGTATTAACGAATCCTTCTTTTTCCAAACAATGTTTTACAGCATGTGTATCTTTTAAAATTTGTATTATCTCGCGAAACATCAAAGTACTAAAATCAAAATGGTGTTGTAGTATGGATATCCAACTTGGATCCTGTCCGGCAAAGTATAAATGTTCTCTATGAACGTAAGGAGTATTTGGATTCATACCAGGATTCATACCAATGTAACCTTCTGAAAACCTAATTGCCTCACTGGTGCTAATAGTAAGAAATGGAATTCTATCTGAATATTTCATGCTAGCCTCATTATTAAGATTAGCATGAAATATTTCGATTGTCAACTATTCTGCAGACGCATCTTTTTTAGCCGCATTGATCTCTGCATTGATTTTTTGTTGTTCAATTTCATGTTCTGTTTGCTTGGTATAACTGGGCATCGCACCAGCCATGATCAATAAATCATCTCGTATGTCTTGGTTTCTTTTTTCCAAATTCAATGCTCTGATAAAGCTGGCTTTGGTAACTTGTGTCAAATAAGCAAAGGGGTTGGGTATGTCACTGCGTGATTCGTCAAACTGTAACCCAACCTGACTTAGTTGTAGCAGTGCTTGACATTTCATTTCATCTAGATAACTATTACCAGTAAGATATATAGTACCATTTCTTCTAACTAAGAATGATCCATATTCAGTTTCTGGACACCAAACTCTTCCCTTATAATTTACAATTTCTTTTTTAATATCATTGTAAGAAATTGTGGTATATGATTTATTACCAATTTGTTCTATATGGAACGAGGTGCCTAATAATATTATCACATCAGATGAGTCAATGTCTTCGATCTTTTTAATACCAGATGTTGTTATGAGTTTATGACCAGGAGTAATTAATGCATCTATCCCATCTCCGACCAATTGATGCATTGAGCCATTATATTTTTCGTCTCGATAGATACTTAAAACATCAGACCATTTCATGTGACCTTCTTGATACGATAAAACTTTATCTTCTTCGTTTATTTCGTCGATATTTAACCATCCTCTTTTAGTCAATGCTTGAGTTTCCTCATCCACACAATACCCTCGCCAGTTGCCTCGATGACCATATCGTTCCACCATCATCATAAACATCAATGCCAACTTGTTGGTCATCTTACCATGTGTTAAACTGAATTCGCCTTCTTTGTAATGACTTTTGCCGACCAAAACAAATTCTCCGTCTTTGTAAATGTAATGTTGAAATGGTGGGAAGTTGCAGCGAATATGTCTTTCACCTTCTGTTTTGGCTTTGTGCACCTTTTCTTCATTAATGGGGATGTGATCAAATGTCATTAGTCTTATGACTATGGTATCTACTGGGAATTCATCAATACTGACTTCGGGCTTGAAGTTTTTAATTCCTCGAGCACTGTGTTCTTTTCTTATTTGGCTTATGGTATCTGTTACTTTTTTCTGCCGAGCCTGTTCAATTCTTTCTTCGGTGGCTTTGTTCAAATCATTTACGATAAAATCATACTTTGAGTATTTTTTGTCAACAAACTCACAATAACTGGTTTTGCTCTTATGTATTTCTTCTAATAAATCTTTATTGGTTAAAAACTTTACTTTCTTAACAGGTTCAGTCATTATTGTCCTTCTATTGGAGTCAACTTTAAAATTACTTTCAATTGAATTAAAAAGTCAAATCAATTCAATTATATTAGTGGTTAATTTGAGGCGATAAATAAAAATGATATTTATTAAGAAAGAATAGATGGCATATACACCAGGAACATATACTCCAGACGGCAGAGATGCAAACAATACTGTTGATGACATTGTTCTCTCAGTAAAAAAGGCAACTACAGAATCAATCGCTGGTTCAGGTAGCGCAGGAGTTTCAAGTGTAACAGATCCCAGACGGGTTAGGCTCGGTGCCAAACCCAAAGCAGCTTCTCAGATTTATGGGTCCACAGGGCTGTTACAACCGTTGATCAACACCAACGGTTTGGTTTGGCCATACCAACCCACTATCGCTTGGACTCAAGCAGTGAACTATAGTGCATCGGATACTGTGCACAGTATTCAAGAGTTTAAAAGTTTCGTACGTAACAGCGCGCCTACTTTTGGTGTTGACGGACAATTCAGTGTACAGAACCAAGCAGACGGTATATATTGTTTGGCATGCATTCACTTCCTACGAGTAGTTACCAAAATGTATTTCGGCCAATCCATAAATCCTGGTACCCCTCCGCCAGTACTAGAGTTTAGTGCTTATGGGCAATATATGTTTAATAGACTGCCTGTGATAGTAGAAAGCTTTTCGGTCAGTTTACCAGCAGACGTGGACTATATACCAATTGACATGGCTAATGTTAGCAACACTCAAGTCAGCAGCATCTTACAGGTACCTTCTTTGAATCAAGATTTGTCCTTTATTACCAAAGCGCTGATTGGCCAATCCAATTTGAACAGCAGTGCTGGTTATGTATGGTTGCCCAGCTTGTTTAATATCAGTGTGAACCTCACGGTACAGAATACTCCTCAACGCATACGCTCATTTGATTTGGAAAAATTCAGAACTGGAGATTTATTAAAGGATGGTCGTTGGTCATGACAATTTCATATGATAATCACAGCATCTATCAAACAACACCTCAGGTAAATAAAAACCAAGTAACTTATTTAGATTTCTGGTCTGGTGTAATCATCCCACAAACTGTGAACGATAAACTGGTGATTTTAGATTCTAGATATCAATACAGACCAGACCTATTAAGTTTTGAATACTATCAAACTCCCAAATTATGGTGGGTATTTGCATTGCGCAACCCAGATGTCATTAAAGACCCCATATGGGATTTCAAAACTGGCATCACAATCTATGTGTCGGATAAATCAGCGATCAAAAGGTTTTTGTAAATGACCGTAATTGGACCCATACCACCCAAGAATGCAATTTTACCAGACACATCTGGCACGGCATTTATTCAAAACTCAATTGCCAGCAATAAGTTCAGTGATATCAATTTGAGCTTGCCTCAATCTTTAACCACTGCATTGGATGCTCCGTCAACGTCTCAGACTATTAATTCAGTTGACAGTTCAACTAATGCGATGGATGATCTTTTTGCCAAATTAAAAGTTCAAGATAACCCATTAAATGAATATGCTTCGTATTCCTATCACATCAGATGGTCCATGACCAATGAATATGATGCATATAATTTAGTTGGAAACAATACTTCAGGCACAGTGCAGTTGGATGACAATGTACAACAAATAGTAATAGCTGAAAGTGGGGTAACAGCAGCAATCTCAATTAAAGACTTTACGTTCTCTAATATATGTGGACCCAACTTTCAAACCATTAATATGCCTGCTACCACATGGACCATGACAGTCAACGAAGCATATGGGATTGCCTTGATAGACAAGATACTCACAGGTGCAAACAAGTTGGGTGTGATTAATCAAAATCGTTGCCCATATTTTATTGAGGTATGGTTTACTGGCTATGATGAAGAAGGCAACATCTCGTCTGAAAAATTATTTTATCATTTGTATAGAGTTATTATTTTAGAAATCACTGCTCAAGCCAATGAATCCGGAACAGTTTGGAATATTAACGGTGTCGTCGACAACGAATGGGCCAATAACAATCAAAATGCAATCAGTGTTTCTAATATAAAAATAGAAGCTGGTACCTTTGGAGAGTTTTTGGAAAAGCTTACCGACAGCTTTAACAGTCAAACCAGAGATACTCTTAACAATGATATCACTATTGCCAAGTATAAATTTGTATGCCCGCCAGAAATAGCTGCTTGGCCTCTTAATGGCCCGACTCCTTTAAAAGACTCTCAAAGAAACTCATCATTTGATGTTGAAGCAATAGGGACTCGGAAGCAAATAACAATATCTAGAGGTACTGATATTGGTGCCATGATTATTGCCGCCGCCAGCCTATGTCCCAAAGCCAATGATTGGATAACTGGAAAAAATATTGAAACCACAAATTCCAGCGGCGGCCCCAACTTAAATTACAATGGATTGATAAGAACACTGCAAATACATAGTACCTCTAAGATCATCGGATGGGATGCATATACTGGCGAGTATGTCAGAGAGTACACCTATACCACAGTGCCATACACCAGTACCAAGTCAGACATTGACCCAGGCATTGCAAAGAAGCTTAATAATTTAGGTGTTCAAAAAAATAAAGTCTCTGCGTTGACTCAAATGAACCGTATTTCCAAAGCTTATCAATATCAGTATACTGGTAAGAACACTGAGGTTCTGAGATTTGATATCAGTATAGATAGAGTTTGGGTCATAGCATTGCAACAATTTAATGGTAGGAATACCTATTCTCAAAAAACACACGGGCCACTAGCTGCTCCAGATTCAGTCGCATATAACGAAGCCAAAGGATATAATAGTCCTCAAGGAAATACTCTTAGGGTTAACAGCAAAAAATTAGAAGATACTTTGAGCAAAGATCAAACCAATTTGGCTAATACTACTGGCGATACCAAAGTCTTAGAAGGTCAGATTTCCAAAGATCAAGCCGCAGTGGATGCCAACAATGCGCAATTGGCCAATGTACAAGTTCAAGAACACTCTCATAGTGTTTTCTATTTTGATCAACTTAATAGTAATCCAGAAAAGCTACAAAGTTCACTCACTGGATTGAGTTCAGCAAACCAAAACATATTATCCAACCTGAGCTCACATGTTCAACAAGTACAAAACGGTACAAATCCACGAGGCATACAATATGCTGAAGATCAACAATTGTTGACTGTGAATCAAGATGACAAAACCCCACAAAGTTCCTGGCAGGTGGTTTCGATTCCTCAGAAAAAACCTTGGATACAAAACAGCGATCGTAATAGCGACAGTGCCAAAGACATACAAGCCACAGTGGATAATAATCTTTCATTTCCCCAGGGCCGAGGATTATTTGGCACAGTGCTGGGCAACATCATGGATCGTACTACCTTCTTACAAATCGATATAGAAATACGAGGAGATCCGTATTGGATGGGAGTAGGCAACATAGAGATAGATCATCTTGTGACGCAGTATGCAGGTGATATTTCCAAAAACGTAGCAACGCATGCTCAATATATTTCTGGTGATGAACTGTTTGTTTTGAATTTTAGAATCCCCACGAGTCCAGATGAAGACACTGGGTTGATGGATTTTAATACTGGTACCGGAACCATGTTTAATGGATTGTATAGAGCAATGACAGTGGAACATCAATTCAGAGATGGCCGCTTTACACAGAAGATAAATGCTTTTAAAGACGTATACAGCCAACTAGTGGATCCATCATTGAGTGCACAGACCACGGATCCATTTGCTGATGATACACCAGAGCAACGAGCTGCTGAAATTCGAGGAGAGAATGGATGAGTGGACCATTTAATAGAACAGTAGTGTCTTCAGATGCATTTGGTTTACAACCCATTGGACGTAATACAAACCTTAATGGCATATATGTTGGGTTCGTAAAAAATGCTAATGATGCTCAAAAGCTGGGACGTTTACAAGTTTGGATTCCAGAATTTGGATCCAAACAAGAAGATGATAGTGGTTGGTTTACGGTTACTTATTGCCCTCCATTCGGCGGCGCCACAAATTTATATGACAATACCAACGGTACTTCTTGGACAGATACTCAGAACAGCTATGGCATGTGGTTTGTGCCGCCAGACATAGACAACGAAGTTGTGTGTGGATTTATCAATGGTGACCCCGGCCGTGGTATTTGGTGGGCATGTTTGTATAACCAATACATGAATCACATGGTACCTGGATTGCCTGGGAATCAAACCACTGTGGGACTGCCAGTTGCAGAATATAACAAGTTAGACGATACTGTGGATCCAGTTAATGCCAAACGCCCCATATATTCGCCTTTGGCTCAACAATTAATACTGCAAGGATTGCAAGAGGATGAAACCAGAGGCATTAGCAGCAGTGGTGCCCGCCGTTCTGATCCTGTGAATCAAGTCAGTGGAATACTTACGCCTGGTGGTAGTCAATTGGTGTTTGATGACAATGGATCCAATAGTTTCATAAGAATAAGAACACAACAAGGTGCTCAGTTGGTGATCAACGACACTGTGGGCAGCATCTATATGAACAGCAGAGATGGGTTGAATTGGGTTGAACTCAGTGCAGATGGGTTCATTGACATCTATTCTCAGAATGATGTCAATATTCGTACCCAAGGCGACTTGAACATGCAAGCAGATGGCAACATGTATTTTGATGCTGGTGGCAGTATCTATATGAAAGCCAGAGGAGAGAATCGACATTATAATCCCACCATTTTTACTGAGCCCACAGATGCAGTAAACAATATTATTGGCAAACAAAGTTATTCTTATCAAGGCAACTATCAAATTGGTAATGTGGAACTCACAACCAACACTGTGATTCCACCCATAGTACCCAAGCAAAATTATCCCAGCAGTGTGGATGCTTCTGGTAATACTCAACCATCAAATAGCAATGTCACTGCTGATACCACAACCATTAAAATGGATCCAACCAATACTATCAGTGTTGGTGATGGTATTGCAGTGGGCATCGCCAATAACTATGGTTGTAAATCTTTGGCTACTGCTGGAATTGGTATTGCTGCAATCAATAAAGATGTGTCCTCACATGCTCCTATCACATCACCCTATGTGGTTTTGAGTGCCGGTTCCAACGACGATTATACAGTGATCACCACGGCCACTCCTTATCAAACTTTGAGAAGTTATATCAGCAAAGACTCACAGGTCATATGGGTATTACCCAGCAACAACAGATTGGCTGCAGGATTCATTCAACAGATCGCCACACAGAATCAAGACATTGTTGTGGACATGTTTAAGAATCCCAACATACCATTGGATTCCACGCAGGTGTTTCCAAAAAATTATCAAGATGTGGTAAATTCAATCACAAGAAGTCCAGTAGTACCAGGTAGTATCAATCCTGCTGCTAGTAGCAATTCCACAAGCACCAGCAGCACAGCAGGCACCTTCACTGGCACTGTGGCATTGTTTAACGGTCAATACATACAGTTCAAGCAAGATATGAGCCCACAATATAACGGTCCCATCTTCTTGGTACAAGGGGTGGGAGCATCTATTAAGCTAGTGGACACTGGTATAAGTGACGACACTGGACAAATAAAGATAGATGCTGCTCAAGATGTGCACGTCGTGGCACATAATAACATCTATCAAACTGCAATTAACGAAGCACACCGACTCAGCGGTAGTAATACGTTTGAGACAGCAGTGGGCAGTTATCAAAGACTCAGTGGTGGCAGTATTGCTGACCAAGCAGTGGGTGGTTTTGGATTAAGAGCAGGACAAGACATGTTAATGAGTGCTGCTCATATTCAACACAACGGTCCATTGGCCCCAAATGCCAAACAAGCCATACAAGCACAAGAACCATTAGACAATCAATTACAGGATATTGAATTTGATTCAGTAAGCCAAACCACAACTACCAGAGCAACTATTGTAACTCGTATGCCCACGCACGAACCTTATGTGGAACATCTGCATGCAGGGACCGCTACCTATACCCCAGTAACTGGCCGAGGAGCATCTGTCGCAGTCAGTGCACCAAAAAATCTAGCACCGTTGGCTATTATAACTGGTCCGCATTTAGCATGGGGCGCCAAAGTCAACAATTATGCCAACGGTGGTGCTATATTCAGAGGCAAGGTTTGGGACATGGCCAACAAGCTGGGACTACCTCCAGCAGATGCCACAGCACCCACCTATAGTGGAGCAGATTGGCTCATGGCCATCATGCATTTTGAATCTGCTGGTACATTTAGCCCCAGAGTCAAATGCGGAGTGAGCAGCGCAACTGGATTGATACAGTTCATGGCCAAGACAGCCATTGCATTGGGAACTACCACGTCAGCATTGGCATCAATGACACCAGAAACTCAATTGGATTGGGTTTATAAATATTTTAGTAACTACCAAGGCAAGTGTCATTCGTTAACTGACTTGTACTGTGTGGTGCTTTGGCCAGCAGCAGTTGGCAAGTCAGAAAATTATATAGTATGGACTCGCGGCAGCGACCAGTATAAATCTAATCATGGCTTTGATATTACCGGAAGAGGCTCTGTGCTTAAATCAGATATTACCAGGGTCATTAGCAAACAATTAACAGATGGTATCAGAGTTGGCAACATATGGCAAGGAAAGTAGGAGGTAGATCATGTCATTAAATCGTGTGGTTGAAGATTCCAGTCCAAGTCTTGGCGGTCCGTTAAATGCTAATGGACAAAATATTACCAACGTTAATAATTTAGCTACTCATACTGTTTCAGAGCCGTTGAGTCCTGATGTCTTTGCCAACACAAAGAACATTGTAATAAGTGGTCCAGCAGCCACAAGTCCCAGCAGTGCAGCAGGAGCAGCAGCACCTACCCCCGTGACCAATGTGGCTGTGCAAATAGCATCACACACCTTTGCGCAACAAGGAGTAGTTCATTATGCTAATACTTCAGATGGAGCTCAAATGGCAGTGGAACATCAAACCTCTTTGGTTGGACCTCGAGGTGCAGCATATCACGAACCCAATGATCCTCCCAAACCATTAGTGCCTGTGACCAGTACCGGTACCTTCAGTAACCCAATAACTGATACCCAATACAATTCTTTGTTGAGCACTCATTTCAGATTAATAGATGGTGTGACACATGGTGCAAAATTAGAACCCAGCCAAGGACTGGGCGTTATTGATTTGGCTAACCGTTGGCAAAACGTATGTGTTAATGTTTTGGATCCAATCAAATCTCGATTTAATTTTGGTATAGTCAGTGCTTTCAGAAACCCTGCTTACCTGGCACAAATCGCTAATGATGGGACTAATACTAATTTTTCGACTGCATCCGCTGCTGCCATAACATTGGGAGATAATGACAGCAACATAGCCATGTGGAAATGGATATACAATAGTGGACTTCCATTCACACAAGCCATATTGTATCAAGGCGGCAGCTTCATACACATCTCATTGGGCCAAAATCAAGGACCGTCAAGAAAGTTGTTATACTCAGCTACCGGCACAGGACCGTTTGTCAGCGGCAGTCAAATACCTTCTCAATTCTTGCCTTAGGGAGCAATAGAGATAAGGTAAACCAGTGCAATGAGCACCAATACCGCTAGCCACCAACGACGTCCAAAAATTGCATAAAACAATACGCCAATACCAAAACCAGTGCCCTTGGGCAGACTCTTAGACATTTTTCTAATCCAAAATTTGCACCAAGATTAGTGCTGTTGCACTATAACATGAATTGAACTTTGTGTCAAGCCCAACTGACATGCAAGTTCATTTTCTGTGCATATTTGAAGATTTCTAAAAGCCTAGTTGCATAAGAAACCAAATCTTCTTTGGTAAGGCCCAAATCGATCATTTTTGCACCTCGACGAATAGTTGGGATATCACCATCTCGATCAACTATGGTTTTTTGTTCAGTATTGGAATCAATTTTGAACTTTTCCACTTCTCCAGTATTAATAATTTTTATGAGATGCCTTATATAAAGAGGAATGTCTTTGTTGTCGATATATCCGCTATAGTCTGGCTCTAATCCCAACATTTCTTGTATTACACCTGCACTACGATTACTCACACTGAGCTCTGGGAAATCATATACTGGTTCATGGAAGATGCCTGTACCTTTGCACATCTCACAAGCTCGAACATCGTTCTCGGACCAGTGTATTTTGCCATTATGGCAATATGGGCAACGCTCTTCAGTGGTACTGGTTGCTTCTGGATAAAGTAAATAGACCTCTCCGTCGCGTATTTCTTTGATACTGGGATGAAAGCTCACACTCTCGACAATTTGTTGACTCTCTTTCAATTGGCCTTGTCCTTCTTCTAAATATTTTTCTATTTGTCTTGATACTTTTTTCCAATCGCCCATCACAGTAAAGTTGCCCCAATCACCGATGATACGTTCTGGTTTGACATGTCTTAACAATTTGGCCAGTGCCTTTAATGCTGCTTTGGAGTCTTTAAATACTTCAAACTCAAAGGCATCTTCAGTCAATGCACTGACAACTCTAATAGCTCCATTGCGCATTAATTGTTCTCGACCTCCAGTTTTTAACCCTGTGATTCGTTTTGCAACCAAATCATGATCGAATATGGTGACTGGTATCAAATCACCATCTGGCATGATCCAATAACCATATTCGGTTTCTGGAATTCTCAATTCCATTAATGCATGGTCATTGGTTACTTCTTCGGCTTTGGGTGCACTGGGCAGCAATTCAGTAAGTGATGCAGTGACTTTTCTCCAATCAGTATTTAATACTGCTTCATTAGCTCTTGGGAAACCATCACCTGCCACAGTAGCTGGTTGTAGATGACGCAACAGTTTTATCAATCCACGTAATGCCTGTCTAGTGGGCTTACCTTCTTGATATTGATAATTTACTCGTTGTCCAGTCCTATATCTTTCCAACAGTATTCTAATGAATCCTTGTTCAAATAATATGTCATAACAGTTTAGTATGTTGCTTATAACACCCTGTGCAGCCAGATAATTAATAGCGACATCTGCATGCATTTGATATTCCACAGTTAAGAATGTGCCCTGAGGCGTGATCCAATAACCATAATCGGTTTCTGGTATGTCAGACTCTAATAGTTCTCCTGTGCTTGCATTTGGTACTTTAGAAAACTTGGGATCTTCGACATACCTTCTGGCATCACGAATCATTTCTTCCAATTTGGTCAATGCTGTCCTCTTGTCACCACTCCAAGAGTCTCCGCTCAATCCAACCAATGCACCAGCATCACAAACCACATGCCCTGGTTCAGCTTGCATGATCAATCTCTTGGCTGCTCTCAATGCTGATTTGGTCACTGATCCCAAATCAAGTTCCAAGCTTACTTCATTGTTTCGACTGTTGTTGTCCCATACAACTCTAATGGCGCCTGCATCATACATTTGATCATATGGATGTATGGTATCTGGAAAATATTCGCTGGCCGCAACAATGTGCTCTTGATAATCAACAGACACAAATTCGCCGCTGGGCAATATCCAATAACCATAATATGTGTGTGGGATTTCAGCTTCCTCTAGCGTTTCAACGGTCTCCAAGTTATCATCACTGTCTTCTGCACTAATAATAGATTGTTGGGATGAATTCTTAGCTGAAACAACACCTATCAATTCAGTTACCTTTAATAATGCTTTGGGCATGGGTAGTCTCCAATAACAGTCTTTGTCGCCTCTACGACCACCTGTCTCAATAACCACTAAGGTAGGTCTTCTAGCAGTGATAAGTCTTCTTAATGATCTAAGACCAACCTTGGTCGCGGTGTTGATTTGCATCTCACAATTCAGCGTGTAATAATCTTCGCATTCTATTCTAATTGCACCCACTATGTCAAACATGACCATGTATGCTGTTAAGTTGCTGCTTTGTATGTTATTGTCAAGAATATATTTCTCAGCCACATCCCAATGCTCTTGAAAGTTCACAGTCAAAAATTCACCATTTGGTAATATCCAATAACCGTAGCGGGTATCTGGTATATCGGCCTCATCTAATATTTGAGTTTCATCATCATTGATAGGTACAATATTGGTTTCTAATGGCTGTGCCCAAACATCTTGCTCAGAAGCCACATACCTTGGGCTTTTGGGTATCAGTTGATTGATCAGTCTAACTATTTTGATTGGGTCTGTGGTGCTATCCATTTCTCGAGGATCAGTGTCACCGAACTTGACTCTCTCGTCAACGAACATCTGTTTGGGGTTTCTATTATTGATCAATTGTAACAGTGAGCGCAATGCTGCTCTGGTAGCAAAGCCTCTGGTATATTCAGCTTCCAATGTGTCGGGCTTGTGCTCACTAACAATTCTTATGGTTCCAATCTCAAACATGTGATAATATTCCGCATTGCTGTCTCTTAATAACTGTGCAGCAACATTCACATGACTATATTTGTTGACTCTTTGGAAACTGCCATCTGGCAATATCCAATAACCGTAAGTTGTGTCTGGGATGTCAGCCTCTAACAATTGCTGCTCATTATCGTCTTCATCTTCATCATCAAACGGCCATGCATATCTTGGTGCACTTCTTTTTATTTCCATAATTTTAGCAATCCCTTCTCGCATGGTTTTGGACCAAAAATTCTCATGCATCCAACGATCTTTGAACACAGCATCTGGTTTATAGGACCGTATGATGTTTAATAATTCATCATAGGCTTGTTTGGTAGTAGTTTGAGGATCACACTGAAAATTCACAACACAGTTACCGTCACGCCGCCCACTACCTTGTTCTATAATTACTCTGATGGCACCCATTTCAAACATTCGATCATATTGGTCATATTGTCCGCGTTCAATTTCTTTATCAGCTAGGTATTCGTCTGCCGCGCTGATATGAGCCATATGGTCCACAACCAATATGTCACCATATGGCAATATCCAATACCCATATTCAGTGGCAGGTACTCGACGCTCCATTAGCACTGCATCATCTGATGTATCTGAATCTGAAACTGATACATATGGTTTTGCTTCTGGCAGCAATGAGTTGAGTTTTCTTATGCCATCTATCTTGTTGCCATTGAAATATGCTGCCACCGATGATGTAACATCCATATGAATTTTTTCAACTTGATCCATCCGTGCCAATTTAATAGCAGCTCGCAATGCTGGACGGGTCGCAGCATCCAAATTAAAATGCAAGTCTAATGATTTTACAGTTTGTCCAGTCTCTTTGTCGAATCTTGGGAATACTACTCTGATAGAACCCATGTCAAACATTCTGTTGTATGGATCCCAATATTCAGTGAAATGCGGATTTTTGGCATCTAAATCCTTTATGTATTCGTCGGCCATTTGATAATGACGATATGTGGGCACAGTTAAGAATTGACCATCGGGTAATATCCAATAACCATAATCAGTTTTTGGTATGTGCTCAGACTCTTCGATGGTGGTAGGTTCTGGTTCCTGCATGCTGCTGATCATGCCATTGATTGCTCGCATGGCTTGGGTCATGTCTTGGGTATGTGTTAATACAAATCCTTGACCATCTTCGATCACAACAGTGGTTTGCCTTGTATCGGATTTGTATGTCTTTATTAAATTCTTCAATGCTTCCCAAGTCGCCACATTGGTAGAACTATTTGGTTTGTATTCGATTCCAAAATAGCTGCATTGTCCAGTGCTTGTATTCGAACTAACCCTGATATAGCCCAAACCAAATAGTATCTTATAAGCATCATCGCCCCTAAGGTCTTTTAATGCCTCTGTGGATATGTATGCATAGTCGCCGATAATTTCTCGAGCCTTCGCGGCATGTCCAAATGTGGAATCCACAGCAAAGTATTTGCCTTTGGGCCCAATCCAATACCCATAAGCGGCTTTGGGAACAATGCTATGGTATGATTCTTCCAAATTGTCTTTGGGAATTTGAGATTTTACCAAGTTGGAAATTTCATTAATTATTGATCGTTCACGTATGGCATTTTTGATGTCAAATTTTTTGTTCTTTCGAGTGGTACCTTTGCCTTCTGATCGTTCATGCCATTCCAAAACCACTTGATCAAACCCATATTTTTCGATCATTGATACAAGTTTTTTACGAGCAGCATCAGATGGTTTTCTTATTTCCACACTCAATTGCTTTTTGATTGGTCGTCCAAAAATCAATCGTATGGCACCGTTGTTCAGTGCATCATATGTACCGGATACTTTCAATTCCAAATTGGCAATACGCATGTGGTCCATCTCATTATGAACTGCAAAGACCTGACCTTCCTTGCTGATCCAAGCACCATAGGAGTTGCTCTCTATGGCTTCATCATCCTCGACCAATGTTTCTATGTTTTCTAGTAATTTATCAAAAAATATGTCATTGAATCCAATGGCTTGTTCTTCTAAATTAGGCAGCATGCTTCTGTGGTTTTTAATTGCTGCGCGCAAATAGTCGATCAGTCTTTTTTGGATTTCGTTGTTGACATAAAAAACTGATTTTGGTAATTTGCATTGATTAATATCCAATGACATGGATTCTTCAAAATGCTTTTTAATTTCGATCGTGGTCAACGATGGATCATCTTTGACCTTATTAATTTCTTGTAACAATGTTCGTAAAGCCGCAACAGGAGGCTTATACCATTCAATTTGAATTCTGCTGTTGGATTCATACCATATTCTAATACACCCATCTGCCATGGCTTCTGTTACACAACTTATGGTATTCTTATATCCCAACTTTTCGGCTGCTCGATCATGACCCCATCTATCATATACAGGCACAAAATCTCCGTTTTTAGTGATCCATGCCCCATATAAATTATCTGGGTTAATGTTCTCTTCCAATACACTGGGACTGTCTTCTATCAGTTTGTTAATGAAATGCAGAAACTTGGTGTAATTTTCAAACGAGTCATGATTCCACGACGCAGCTTGATTCAGTTTTGCATCACCACATTCAAATATGATTTTCAATTCTGGCTTGGCTTCTCTTATCAAATCTCTTAAGGTTCTTAATGCCTTTCTAGATGGTACGTTCATGCCCCATGTGATTTCAGTTTCTACCATTTGTTTCCATACTGTGCTGTAATGCTCGTTCACAACACGTATGGCTCCATCGTCGTACATGTCTGCATAGTTGTCTAGGCCAAATTTGCTGGCCGCAGCCATGTGCCCTTCGTATGGCACGGCTTCTTTGCTGCCATCCTTCAAGATCCAATAACCATATGGTGTTGGGTCCTGCATGTCATTTTCTAAAAGTGTTGCATGTTCTCTGTTTAAGAATTTTCTCAATTCAGATTGATATACATTAACAGTCACTTCTTTGCTTCCGGAAGCATCATGCACCACACCAAAATTATTTGGAAATTTGGTCAAATGTCCCAGCAATGCTCTGACCGCCGGCCTAGTCACATGGTTGGGATTCAAGTCCACACTGATCTTGGTGCCACGTCGTTGAGGATTAGCTACTCTGATCCAACCAGCTGCTTCAGCAGTTTGATATGCACGTTCGGGGTTTGATCGAATATCTGCTCTAGTGACTTTTTGATCTAATGATTGATTTAGCTTTTCTAATCCAACTGAGTTACTGAGATATAATAGATGTCCCATGTCATCTACTCGGATCATCTCACCCTTGTCACTGATCCAATAACCCCAACTGGTATCACCCTCGTTGCGTTCTTCTAACTTCTTACGATTTTTGGCCACAGCCTTACGACGTTTGATTCTTCGAGCCATCCAAGTGTCTGGGATTTCATCATACTTGGCAACCCATAAATCGTGCAGCTTTTGTCCAGTGATCTCGTGTGCTTTGGCTATGCGCTGCATCGCAGCGTCTATGCTGTCATAGTCGCTGCGATTGTTTCTAATCAGTGCAGTGCGTAATTCGTGAACTGGGTCATCAACAGAAGACCTCGACATGTGGTGTTTTGATTTCATCAACTATTTATTAGTTGACTGTCTTATCCAACTTGATGTCAGCACGGTTAACTTGTCGGCCACCGTCCAGCACCTCATCCATCACAGTGCCCTTGCTGATGACCAGGTCCGCGTGTGTCTCTTCAATAGTATCAGAGGCAACAAGATTAAAGATTGTGCAATGGTCCCCAGTCTGACCAATGCGGCAAATCCGATCACCCATCTGTCCCAAATCGCCCGGAGTCCAAGGCAGTTGAATCACCGCCATGGCCTGTGCAGCAGTTAGAGTCAAACCAACTCCGCCCACAGTGTTGCCCACAATAATGATCAGCATGTTGGGATCAGTTTGAAACTGTCGCATCTGCTCGTCCCGCTGCTCGTCGCTCATACCACCCATGATACGACCCACTGCATTGGCATAGTTCTTGTCAGCAACCAGTTGGTCATGCATGTAGTTCAATACGTCCACATTGTGCGCAAACACAACCAGCTTCTCACCTTCGTCGCAGTATTCCTTGATCCATTCGACCGCCGCAGGCATCTTGGCCCGCGCAGCAATTTCACGCAGCTTCTGTACTGCAACAATTTCAATCTGGCTCTTGGGAGCATTTGCACCCAGACTGACCATGGCCTCAATGCCCGCCTTCCAATTGACATTACCATCAAACGCCGTTTCGGCAATGTCATATTCGGTACGATCAAAATCCAGTGCAATGTTGCGGTATTGCTTGGGAGGCAGTTCTTTGAGCACATCAACCTTGAGACGCCGCAGCATGATGTTGTT